AAATCTGTTCCTGTCTTTATTATAGACATAACTTTATATTCTGAATACGCACCTGTACTGGTTGCTAAAAACGCTGGCGCTGTCATACCACACGCATTTAAAAATACCAATAACAATAAACTAACTGTAAACTTACTCATTTGTTTCCTTTATTGGTTTATAAGTAGGGTCATTCCATTCCATTATCTGGTCTAATTTAAGTCTTATCTCATCTGGATCCAAACCTAATTTCAATAATTCATCTGTACCAATACTCTTAAAAAAGTCTTCATAATCTCTATTCTTTAAATCTCTCTTACCTAACTTTGCAAAAAATGTTTTGTAAAAGCTTTGCTTATCTCGTAAGTTTTTCGCCGTAGCTTTTGACGTAGAAGCAATCCTTTGCCAATTAATTTCTTTTGTTTCTTTTTTATTTTTTGCTTCTTTCGCAAGTTTCCTCTCTCTCATTGATATATTAGCGGCAATCAATAACAATACTGCTAATGGATCAAATACAAATATCAGTACTATAATTATATATCTAACTGCTTCATCAAAATGGTCTTTCGCTTGGTCTCCATATATTAATTCTGCAACATATTTAAGTGGACCAACATCTGCTTCTATTTTTAGTTGTTCTAATTCTAAATTACTCTTGTTTAACGTTAATTTTGCAATTTCACCCATTGCAAGTTTTATTTCATTTAAATATGATTCTCTCTCTTCTTTTAATTTCTTACGTTCTTTTAATCCTTTACTAACACGTTCTCTAGTTACATAAACTTCTATTGCACGGTCTATTTGGTCTAACGATTTTTCTGCTCGTTCTATAATCTTCTCTTGTTGTAATACCTGTTTATCTATTAATGATATGTGTACTGCATTATCACTTGTCGGTCGTACTTGGTCTAGGTGTGCCTTTGATAAAAAACCAAAGATACCCATACTAGTTACAAATACTAAAACAAGAACAGCAGTTGTTAAATATGCCTTAATTGTTTTAGGCAACATTGGATTGTTCCAATTCTGATACAACCAACTGGCGGCAACTAACTTACCTACCTCTAAAGCAGTTCCCATAGCAATAATTGCTACAGTTGCACCTGCAAATAAAGTTGCTAATCCTACAATACTATACCCAGCAGCAATCGCTGATGTAGTTATAGCGGTTAAAAATACTAATAAGATAAACAACATTAACTATTCTCTGGTTTATTTTCTGGCAAAATTGTATTCTCTTTTAATAGACTTGAATTCTCATCTACTTTTGATAATATTTTTTCAATCTTTACCATCATATTAATAACTCTTTTATCATAATCATCTGTAGTTGAAAACTTATCTAACGTAGCGATTAACTGTACTGAATCTAACAGTTCACCTTTTTCTAATAATTGTGTTCTTAATTCTCTAAACTCTTTATATGCTGGGTGTTCATTTAATATTCGCATATATTCTTGTACACTATTACATTTCGTTTTAAATACTCTTACACGCCAAGGTGTGTCTTCACTCATTCCTATAGGTAATAATCCCTTGTTTTTATCCCAAGTCTTAATACCAAATAAGTTATTTGCTTCTATACCAAATCTACTTGTACCCCAACCACTCTCTAATGCCGCCTGTGCTGTCACCATTTGAATTGGTACTCTTTTATCTGGTGGTGTTTTCCAATTTAAATAATCAACACACTTGTTTACTTCTANTATAAATTCTTTTTTATTTGTATATTCAAAACTAGGTTCGTGTAGTCCTAATTTTTCTGCCCAAAGGGCGTGTTCTACTCTAGTTTCTTCTGTTGCTTTCTTAACTGCAATAGGATTAGGCATAAATGTACCTAAACCATATGTTACAGCAGATACTATAACTAGTACTGTTAAAAGTTTAGCGTACAAATATAATCTTTTAATTCTATCTCTTGTTGATTGTTTCATTAAAACCTCGCTACTTGGTATTCGTACCCACCAATTGGTTGTTCTAATCTCTTCTGAACGAAGACTAATTTATTCTGAAATTGTGCCATACGTTTAAATATCTTTTCTGCTTGTATTTCAGTAAAGTTATCGTAAATGTCAGTTGCCCAATTTCCAGAATAATAAATCATTGAAAATTCACCTTCTTCATTATTATCTAAAAATCTTTGAAGTTCATCTGGAACTTTCAATATAATTCTTTTTAAATAAGCGTCTAATTCTTTTGTTTTTCTACTCACCTTATCTCCTCACTTTATTCATAATCTTATTTATTATATATCTAACCCGATAGCATTTAATTTAGGTCTAAAACTGTAAAAGATATCGTTATGATTTCCTGTATCCCCTAAATTTGCCATCTGATACAAATGTATCATTTCGTGTCCTAATGTATCAACAAATTCTTTTTTAGTTGCATAGGTTTCACCCATTTCTAAATTAAAAGCCTTTGTTCCTTTTCTTTCCCACTCTAATATAAGGACTTGACCAATACATTTTTTTCTATTCATATCCATTATATTAACATCATTAAAGGGAGATAATTTCCCATTAAAAACATACTCATTGATTAATTTGAAATACCTTTTAATATCTTTATATGTAGTCTTGTATTTTCTCACAGATAAAAGTTCTTTCTTTAATCTCTTTTTGACTTTTTGTTTTCTTTGACTTGGCATTGCTTATTTTTTCTATCTCCGTATTCTAAAAAGCCATATACTATTAAAGACCCTAGAATTACAATAAATAATTCCTTTGGTATAAAACTATAAATTATCTGCAATGTTTCGTATATCGCTTCAGTTACACTCATAATTACTATTCTTCAAAAGAGCACATTTAAACTCTTCATCATTTTTTTGTCTGATTTCACTAGCAAGACTATCTAGTATATTAGGAAGGTGTTCTTGTAATACACCACTAAACTCCGTAATCATATTATATACTATTAACTCTAACTGCGATTCTAATAAAGCAGTTGTATCAACATCATTACTTTGTAATACTTGTGTAATTACGTGTGCTACTACTGCCTCGTTATATTCATCTGCATTTGCTTTAATCGGGTTGATTAATGCACATACATAAAAGTATGTTGCAAAAAATATAATCAATATTCCCTTCACTTTTTTCATTATATATATCTCTCTTCCATTATTTATTCTTTATAGGTCTATTATAGACTAAAAAGATTGTAGAGTCAAGTAGTATTTTCATTAAAGAAGTAAGTAAAATCAATGATTTAGATAATACTTACCCTAAAATGTTCTATTTTTGTTCTAATTTTTGATATAATTCGTTCCATCCAAATGCTTCTCGTACTACCGAATCACTTAAACCCTTATACACTCTATGTAACTCTTTATTTTTTACGCTAAGTAAAAGACCTGCTTCATCACTATGCAATCCTTCTAACATTTGAATAAACAAAGTTTCTTTTTGAGTTCTTGTTGTTTTATTATCTGCACCTTTGACAAAATGCCACAATCGTTTTGCTTCAGTTTTCAACATTGTGTGTTCAGTACCCTTTGGTGAAGGATTTGCCATATAAGGCGGTGTTCCTTCTGGTAATTCCCACTCAACACTAGGATCAAATGATCCTTTTAATATCATCCTTAAAGATGGATGGTCATATTGTTTTAAGACCTCTACCTTTTTAGCTTTATCTTTTGCGTTATTTACCTTCGTTAGTACTTCTGAAAATAATAAGTCAGTTGACCCTGCTGTTCTAGCCATTGCTTCCATAGAAGTCCTGCTCATTAATGATGGATGTTGTTTTAGTTCGTCTGCCATTATATTCTCCAATTTCTAATATTATTCATATATCTATTTATACACTTAAAATACAGGCGACCTGTTAGGGTCACCTGTATCAATCGTATTGGTTACGATTCTGTTACACTTTAGTAAGCGTATTCTGTTCCGTATAGTTTAGTTATACCAGCAGCAATTATTGCTCTTGTTGGTTCGCCTATTCTGTACGAAGTACCTTTAGACCCTTTGTTAATATATACCATATTACCATTGGATCTTAATTTGTCCACCATTGCTCTAGGTGAACGAAGGTCAAATCTGTTTCTCAAAGTTTTCCAAGTTACAGGTTCGCCTTTCTCTAAAAGGTTTAAAACCTTTCGTGTTTTTGATAAGGCTTTTCTGCCTCTAGTGTGTAATACTCTTTTACGAGTTCCCACAACTTTAAGTTCGTCTTTACCGAACCATTTAAAATTAAACATTGTTTAATTCTCCTTTATTATTGCTATTTAAAGTCCGCTGGGACTATTCCTTAACTGGAATTCATTTGGGCTTGTCAGGTGGTTTATCACCATTTAAATCCATATCGGATTCAAACATATCTGACCCATCCCTTAAATCGTTTAACTCTTCTTTAAATTCTTTATTAAAAACATTTGTTGGTTTTTGTTTTTTCATTTGGTCTTTTAAAAAATCTGAATAATCTATCCTTGCTGATGAAGCTTTACCGCCTCTATTAAATCTTACTGATACCATTTTATTTGAAAGTAATTGAGCAGCGTGTGTTATATTAAAATCTCTATAAATTAAACCTCTTATACAATCAATTACCAATGCAAGGTCTTTTGTAAATGATTCTTTAGTTGTTGTTAAACCCATATCTACAAATTTCTTTAATAAATTAAACCCAATTTCATCTACATTACCTTCTACAAATTCTCTAGTTTGTTGTTCCTTTAATCTTAATAAAAAAGGTGAGTCTTGAGGTTGAGTTATTTTCTTTTTGATTTTTCCTTTTGGAAATAAAATTATTTTAGCACTCTTCTTTTTATCTTTATCCTCAATCACGTATTATATCACCTTTGAAATTCACTAATTTTTTATTATTAAAATATTCTATTAACTGATTATAGCCACCAACTAACTCATCATCTATTTTAATTTGTGGCATTGCTCGTACTTTTTTCCCTATATCTGTTATCATTGCTTCAACAGATTCAAATTCTTCTAATTTCTTTTCTGTAAATTTTAGACCAAGTCCCTTTAGAAGGGACTTTGCCTTCACACAGTACACACAATTTTCTTTTGTATATACTGTGATATTTTTAGTTAGTATTTGCTGACTCATCATTGTTATCCTCTTTTTTCATAAGATTTTCAAATGATTTGTTAGCGTGATACTTCAAGTTATAAGCGTCTGTAGCTTGTTCTATTGTATAGTTGAACATTTTGTTGTATTCACCTAATGGCAATCTCAAACCAATCCAAGCTCTATAGTAACCGTTTTTTGTTAACGTTACCTCTTGAGCAAAGATTTCATATCCTCTAACTGGTGTATCTTTAATAATATTGACCAATACAGATTCCACTTCACTAACAACTGTCTTACTGTTTAATTTTCCAATTTCAGTAATAAATTGTTTTGACTCTTTATTCATCTCCCCTTTGATTATATCAGCAATTTCTGCTTTCGCAATCATTTTTGCTTTCTCAATAGCGAGACTCAAGTCTGGACTAACAGATGTTCCAAGTCCAAAGATACATTGCTTTTCTTTCTCTTTACCAAATCTTGCAATATCGCAAGCTTTAGTTTCAGAAAAATCATTCATATACCATTTTGGAACTGAATTAACTACTTTTCCAGTTTCATTTTTAATTTTATAATTGCCTGCACAATTAGTCATCAATAGACCAAGTACTGCAACTGATAAAATTTTAATGTATTTGTTCATTAGTTTTTCACACTCCTTTGTACATTATATAATAGTTCTTGTATTAAGTCAATGCTAGATTGAGCATAGCCCAAAAAGTCTTCAGCACTTACTCCATATACAATCACTAATAGAAGCATTATTATGATAATAGTTTTTATCATTTTACCTTCCATTCTCCGTACTCATTTAAGCACACTTTTCCGTACGATTTAAAAGCGTGTTTCTTACGACTATAATATCTGCAATACTCTGGTGTTGCGACATCACGGTAATAAAACTGGGCAAA